GGGCCGTGTGTGTAATATTTACTTTGGTATTAGTGGTGAGAATATCTTTAACCAGTTGTTCTCAGGTTACATGGATCAGATGAACATTGAGGATGGTCCTGAGACATCTACTATTGAGCTTAAGGTTGAGAACAGGTTGATTGACCTTGAAAGAGCTAGGGTAGCACGTTTTACCTCCGCTTATCAAAAGAGTGTTTATTCTGGCGACAAAGGATTAGAGTTCCTTGAAGATATGCAGGATAAGCCCCTAACTTGGGGGAAAAAGAGTGCCTCTTAAATATCAACAAGAGTTCTTAGATACCTTTAAAGACGATGTTGGTGACCTTCTTCAGAAAGACTATGAAGAGATTGAACATAACAAAGAACTAAGAGACCTTAACCCAGACTGGGATATTTATGGTGTCCTAGAGGATCAAGGGTCACTAATGATCTTTACTTGTAGAGATGATTTAACTTTGGTTGGTTACTTTGTTGTTGTTGTCACACCTGATCTTCACTCAAAAGGTTCTGTCCTTGCAGTTGCAGACGTTATCTTTTTAGATAAAGAATACCGTGTTGGTCTTACGGGCTACAAGCTATTTAAGTTTGCTGAAGACTGCGTAAGAAAAGATGGCTTTAAGAGCTTACACGTTACTACGACAGAGATGAACCCGATAGACCCCCTTATGTCTAGACTTGGTTATTCTAAGATTGAAACAAAATACGAGAAGGTTTTATAATGGCTGTAACTTCAGTTCTAGCTCTAACATACGCTTTTGGGAATATCTTAGGGGCTGGTGCTGCGCTTGGTTATTTTGCAACCACGTTAACAGGTAAAATCCTTCTTACTCTTGCAGCCAACGCACTTATTGGGGCTTTATCCCCTAAGCCTTCCTCCGCAGGTTCAGACCGTGGTTATCAGACCAACACTGGTGGTACAGCCTTAGATCACCAGATTATCTATGGTGAAGTCAAAGTTGGTGGTGCTATTCTCTTTGATGAGACTACAGGTTCCGACAACAAGTATCTACACCGTATTATCGGTGTCGCTGGTCACGAGATTGAATCCTTTGAACGTATCTATATCAATGACGAATACATTGATGTGTCTGACATTCCAGCTTCGGGTAATATCCCAACAGTTCAGTCAAGCGATGGTAGCACTGCATCTAATAGATACGACGGTAAGATTACAATTAATTTCCATCTGGGGTCTCCTGACCAGTTGGCTGATGCTGACTTGGTAACTGCTTCAGGTAAGTGGACAAGTGAGCATAGGCTTCGTGGTATCGCCTATATGTATATCAAGATGGAATATGACCAAGATTCTTTTCCAAATGGCATCCCAGTCTTTACGGCAACAGTAAAAGGCAAGAAGGTCAAGAACCCATCTACAGGGCTTACAGCTTGGTCTGATAACCCTGCCCTATGCCTACGGGACTACCTTACTACTACAGGCTATGGTCTTGGTGAGATAGAAGCTAACATTGATGACGACTTGGTTAATGCTGCTGTAGCGGTTTGTAATGAGACAAATACCATTGCTGGTACAAAGCGTTATACTTGTAACGGTTCCTTTACTACAGGTTCAACTCCATACGATACAATCAGTAACCTGCTCACCTCTATGGGCGGTACAATGTGGTATGCTCAAGGTAAATGGCGTATGAAGCCAGCTTACTGGACCACCCCTGTCATGGACCTTACTGAAGATGACTTCCGTTCTAGTGTCGCTGTATCAACTCGTCACTCTCGCAGGGATAACTTCAACACTATTAAAGGTACTTTCCGTGGTGAAGAAACTAACTGGCAGGTAACAGACTATCCACAAAGGACTAACGCTGCTTTTGTTACCGCTGATGGTGGTCAGGAATCTGTAGCTGATGTCAACTTGTCGTTCACAGACACTTCTATCGAAGCTCGTCGTCTAGCCCTAATCACACTTGAACGTAACCGTCAACAACTTACTATCAATGCATCCTTCGGTCTTCGTACCTTGGGCCTACAAGTTGGCGACAATGTTAGGATCACTAACACACGTTTTGGTTGGACTAACAAACCTTTTGAGGTTGTTTCTTGGAACTTTGGTTTAACCGATGGTCTTGACCTTCAGACACAAATGACTTTGAGGGAAACCTCAGAAAGTGTTTTTAATGAGGTAGAAGACGGTATTATCTATGAACGTGATAGCACTAACCTTCCTAATCCTTTTGACGGTCTTGGTGTAACAAACCTTGCAGTTAATGGTGGGGGTAAAACTCAAAGCGATGGTACATTTATAAGCTCTGCAATCTTTTCTTGGGATGCAGCAGATAGTGCTTTTGTTTCTTATTACAAAGTTCAGTGGAAGCCGCTTGCAGATTCAAATTACTCAAGTACTACGACCACAGGTACAAGTATTGAGTTGTCACCTATTATTGATGCAGTTGAGTATGTATTTAGGGTTCAGGCTATCTCAATCCTTGGGAATGGTGGCTCTATATCCTCTATCACTTATACTGTAGGTGGGGACATTTCCGCCCCCAACGTACCCACAAACCTATCCGCTGAGGCTGGTTACAAATACATTACGGTTGACTTTGGTCTTCCTACAGCTTCAGACTTCAATCGTGTTGAGATATACGAGAGTACTTCAGCCAGTTTTTCGGCTGCTGTAAGCATTGGCTTCACATCTGGTAACAGATTTGTTCGTACTGGGCTCGGTAACAACGCCGAAAGGTATTATTGGGTTAGGTCTCAGGATCACAGCGGTAATAACTCAGCTTTTGTAGGACCAGTTAATGCTACTACATTCTTGGTTGAACAAACTGACCTTACGCAGAGCTTGATTGATACTATTGAAGCCGCTGGTGTGTCTGCTGTAAACTCCCTCCCTGCAACTGGTGATTTCGACGGTCAAATTGTGTTTTTGCTTACAGACAACACTTTGTATCGTTGGGACGAGACTGGTGGCGTGTGGTCAAATGAGCTTTACACGGGTATTGCAGATGGGTCCGTTTCTGAAACTTCAATCGCAAATGGCAGTATCTCGACACCGAAGCTGCAAACAAATTCAGTGACAGCAAACCAAATTTCCGCTGGTGCTGTAACTACTGATAAGTTGGTAGCTGGTGCTGTAGTTGCGAATAAGATTGCGGCTGGGGCTGTCACTGCTGACAAGCTAAATGTCACCGAACTGTCTGCTATTACCGCACAAATTGGGGCATTCTCAAGTGCCGCTAGTGGGGCTAGGCTTGTGTTACAGGACGACAAGATTTTGGTTTACGATAGCAGCAATGTGGTTCGTGTTAAAATAGGGAATTTAGGCTGATGTCGTATGGTATGCAGATCAGGACGCCCAATGGGTTGGAAAGTATTGAAAACCTGCGCAGCTTGCGGGAGGTGTTCCGATTTGCGGCGACCAACTCGACTGGCTCCGTTTCTGTACCCAATGGTGCAGTCGAAAGCAATTCCGCCGTGTTCTTTGAGATTAACGACGGAAAGTTCCCTCCTCGGTTCTCTTGGTCTGGAAGCACGATTAGTTGGTATGAGTGGCCTTTTTTTGACCCATCTTCTAATTTCACTCTTATTGTGTGCAGGTTCAAATGAGTTACGGATTTGAAGTTAGGAATGCGGCTAATGAAATCGTAATTGACAACTCGTTTCCAGTATATGAGCTAAGTGCGGCCAGCACTATTACGAGCAACTTGCCAAACTCTTCTAGTACTAATTGGTCATTCCCGTTGCCTCCCACGGGGGTGTTGCGGTTTTGGAAGCTGAATGTGGGCGATGGGATTTCCCTAACCCCAGATAAATTTATCGGCAATAAGCAGACCTATACAATTAGGGACGTTGTTCCAGCATCTTCTTTGCCTACCCCAAGCGGCTATGGAATGGCAATCTATGGCAGCAACGGTCAAAAAGTTTACGCAACAAATGGTGAGCTTTTAACTATAGGCGATAAGTATACTGTGCAGTTGCAGTCGGACGGCTCAAACCCCCCTGTAAATGTTTCAGACAGTTGGGTGGCTATTGAAACTTTTGTCTTAAACATAATTCCCTCCGCCCCTCTGTTTGGCGCTACTTTGGCGTCTGGAACTATAAGGACTTCAGCTACACAGATGGCATATTATGGGCCTGCTTTCTTAAATGCGCCCCCAAATACTGTAATTCTTAACCCTGTAAAATTCATCACTGCCAAGTGAAACTACAGTGGTATATAAATAAATAGGAGAGGCAAATGTCATATAAACTAGGAACACGTAGCCTACAGAACCTGTCAGGGGTACACCCTGATCTTGTTGCTGTCGTTAAACTTGCCATCACTATCACAGAACAAGACTTCACTGTGATTGAGGGTATCCGTAACATTAACCGTCAACGTGAGCTTTATAAAGCTGGTAAGTCAACTACCATGAACTCACGACACATTACAGGCCATGCAGTTGACATGGTTCCTTGGCCTGTAGACTGGAATGATCTTGAACGCTTTGAGGTTATGTCAGAAGCCATGAAAGCAGCAGCAGAAGAGCTTGACATTCCCATCGTATGGGGTGGTGACTGGAAGAGCTTCTATGATGCACCACACTTTGAGTTAGACAGAAAGACTTATCCAAAATGACCACAGAACCTTGGCACTTATCTAAAACCGTACCAGTGACCTTGGTGTTTGCTATTGCAATGCAGACTGTCGCACTTATTTGGTTTGTATCAGCCCTTAACAGTTCTGTCGAATCTAACAGAGTTAGCATTATTAAACTTGAGACTAAAACAGAGACCCTATCTCAGATTGTTCAACAGCAAGCTGTAACATCAGCACGTATGGATGAGAATATTAAAGCTATCCGTTCTGCTGTAGAGGCTATGGCCTCACGATGAAGACATATAAACGTGAAGTAGCCCTTGTACTATTCTTGTGGCTTGGCTATATTGTGGAAACAAAAGATGTTAATACTATTGAAATCTTGGTGTGGCCGATCTTTACGTTTAGTGCTTTGGCTTTTGGTATGGATTGGTTTGGTAAGTCTGGTGGGGTGCGGAACCAGTCCTCTGAGCCTACTGACGGGCGGGGGTCCGAACGTAGCAGCGAACACACAAGTCGGTAAAGAGAATAACCAGACTGTTGGTGTCGTTAGTAACACACGACCACAATTACGTGTAGAGGCTCCTGTAGACACAGTGATACAGGATACAAGCACAACTAAGAACACTGAGGTTGATCCTTTAATGTTGTTGTTGCTTATACTTGGTTGGTTAGCCCCAAGTCCAAGTGAGATAGGCAGAAGTTTCTTGAAGTTATTTAGCCGCAAGTAATAATAATAAACTGCCTTTTAAATACAAATAAGCCCCACATAGGTTAATTCCTACGTGGGGCTTTATTGATTCTATTCGTCTTCTGTTGCAGTCATGCTCAACTGTTCCATTGTTATTGCTAGACCTTCGTATAGCGTATCAATGTCAGTCTGCTGTTTTCCACACTTATAAGCTAAAAGTAAGGAGATTACCAGATTTGTAAGGATGATGCCTTCAAACAATGTCATTACAAGTCCTCATGAAGTTTGATAAGTCGGCGTTCATACCACTCAGCCTTCTTCAAGTCCTCAACACCATTCTTATATCGCCATCGGTGTAGATACTTTGCAATATTCCCTCGGAGGTATCCAATGTATTCCTCTCGTGTAAGGAAGTCTTCGATGTAGTCGATACATTCGATCTTCCCTTGACCATAGTGGATTGGTCGATCTACAGGATTAAACGGCTTACCCTTGTCTTCTTCATACTCATGCATTTTAGTTGCTTCCCATTTAGCCAATTAGATACCCTCTGCGTAGAATGTTTTAACCCACATCTTTGTGATGTCAGATCGGATGATGTCGTCCATGTTGAACTCAATGATTGGTACAGGCAGCATGTGCTTCTTAGCCATGTGAATAACCTTTGTGAGGCCATCAGCCTCCTTTAGGTCACTCTGCTGTACGTCACCGTTAAGAACGATTGTAGTACCCTCCCCAACTCGTGTCAGAAGCATCTTAAGCTCATGTGTCGTTATGTTTTGTGTTTCATCGACAATAATAAAGGCATTGTCAAAACTACGTCCCCGCATGAGTGCAAGAGGGGCCATCTCAATGTTACCCGCCTTGATGCCTGTTTCCACTGCACCCTTCCCCAGATGCTTCTCTAATACATCTAGAACTGGTAATGCCCAAGGCATTGTCTTCTCCTGCAAGTCTCCCTTCAGGAAACCTAGTTCCTTTCCTACAGCTACGTGAGGACGTGTGATGACGATCTTATCAATATCCTTCATAGAGTATAGGTCAGCAGCATATGTCGCTGTAACATACGTCTTACCTGTACCAGCAGGACCAAGAATAAACACCTGACGACTGCTCTTCAAAGCCTCCAGAAGTTTACCTTGATTTTCTGTCTTAGGGACAATACCAGACAGAGGCTTACTCTCTGCCCCTTTGTAGGTAGTCTTACGGCGGGAACGTGTTTGCTTCTTTGGTGGCTCTTTATCGCTCATAGGTTAACCAACTCTGCTGATGTATATGGGATGTGGAAGAACTGTTCTCCCTTCTTGATGTAACGGCCCTTAGCTTCCTTTAGGCTCTCTGGCGTTAGTAGTGTGTCCTTAATACGCCACGCTTGTTTAAAGTCTGGACGGAAGATATAGAAGTTTAAGACACCATTAACATCCTTATGCTTATCTAACAATCGTTGTTTACGTTCTGGAATACGAATTTCTTTCCAGTCTGTAGGCCAATCAGAAACCCAAGCTGTTTTAACCTCAGCCTCATTGAAGTATGTAAAGCCACCTTTCTGTGATACGACATCAACATTGTAGTTCTCTTCGTTATTAACAATCGTATGGCCTTTGGCCTCAAGATGTGTCACCAGAGCATCACGGGCAGGTTCGTCATATGCACGATACAGTGCTTGACTAAATGGCTTACGATAACCTGCCATTACAATGGACCCCCTACAAATAATTCTTTAAGCTCATTGTATCCCCCAACCAGCTCCCCATTAGGTCGGAAGATTTGTGGCACGGTAGTAATGCCAGAGGATTTAAGAAGACTAAGAACCCACCTATTGTCAGTGTCTTGGACATTGTAGACCTTGTATTGCCTGTTACCACTCGTAAGCAGCGACTTAGCTCTGTCGCAGAAGCTACAGTTATCTCTCGTAATAATAACCCACATTGATGTATGTCCCTTGTTATTGTTAAATGGTATCAGATAGGGGAATTGAACCCCTCAATAACGGTGCTACT